CCGCCCGGATCCCGGCGCTGGCCATGTCGGCCATCACCGGCCTGGTCGATGCGCTGGCGGGGAAGTCTAACACCGGTCACGTCCACTCGGGCGCGGACATCACCTCGGGCACGGTGCCGCTGGCGCGGCTCCCCAACCTTCCGGCCACCCAAACCAACAGCGGCACCTTCGACGCTGCCAGAATTCCGGCCCTCGACGCGAGCAAGGTCAGCACGGGCGCCTTCGATCCGGCGCGGATACCCTCTCTCGATGCTTCGAAGGTCACCTCCGGCGCCTTCGACCCGGCCCGCATTCCCAATCTGACCACGTCCAAGATCACGGACCTGCTCGATCTGGTGTGGCCGGCTGGAAAGCTGCACCTGTTCGATATGGCGGCGGTCCCGGCGGGCAACCGCTGCCTCGTCGCCAACGGCGCGGTCGTGTCCCGCACCACCTATGCCCGGCTCTTCGCCGCCATCGGCACCCGCTATGGCGCCGGCGACGGCGCGACCACCTTCCAGATCCCCGACTGGCGCGGCGTCTTCTTCCGCGGTCTCGACAATGGTCGCGGCCTTGATCCCGGTCGCGGGCTTAGCACCGGCACCTATCAGGCCAGCCAGAACCTGCAGCACCGCCACTCGGTGCCCACCCGCAGCTCCAACGGCACGGATGAGGGCTATGTCGAGGACACCGACTCCGGCGGCCTCGTGCGGACTGTTTTCACGGCATATGAGGGCGGCAGCGAGGCCCGCCCGATCAACGAGGCCCTTCTGGCCTGTATCTCCTACTGAGGCGCGCCATGCTGATCTATCACTATGACCCCGCGACGGGCCTCTACCGAGGGGCAGGGATGGCCGAAGCCGATCCCATGGAGCTCGAGCTGGCGCGGCAAGCTGCCTATGATCCGCTGGCCGCTGCGGCGCATGAGGCCTACTCGGCCGCATACCACGAGGCCATGGCAGACTTTGCGACCGCCCCGCGGGCAACCCTCGACCAGCTGGCCCAGGCCGAGCAGGATCTGGACGCCGCGATCGGGCTGGCCATGCAGATCCGTGACGCCGCCCTGGCCGACGCCGCGGCCGCCGCCGCCCGGGTGAGACCCGAGCACTGGCTGATCCCGGCCAACGCCACCACGGTAGCACCGCCTGCCTTCAGCTTCGATGAGGAGGTCGTCTTCGAGGAGGGCGTCTGGAATGTCCGCCCGGCCGCTGCCGGCGATGATGATCCCGACCTCGAGCCCGACGAGGTCGTGCTGGCGCAGGCGGTCAGGTCCGACAGGGCCCGCCGCATCACCCGGGTCCGCTGGCTCATCGACCGGCACCGGGACGAGGTGGCGCTAGGCATCACGACCACACTGACGGCCGAGGACTATCAGACCGTGCTGCGCTACATCCAGGACCTGCGCGACGTGCCGGAGCAAGGTGGCTTTCCGCACACGATCAGCTGGCCCCAGCTGGATGAAAGCCTGACCGCCATAGGCTGACCGCCTTTTGTGCCGTGCGGTGCTGACAACACCACGGCCCTGCGAACCGTCGCGGCCTGCGCCATCGTCCGCAGCCTATGACCCGGCCCGCCAGCACCCGTCAGGACTCCGATCCCGATCGCACGATCGGCGCGCTTCTGCGTGTCGGCACGGTCCAGTCCGTCGACCTCGAGGCCGGCAAGGTCATCGTCGCCATGGGCGACCAGACCACCCCGCCGATCGACTGGCTGATGCCGGTCGGCGACACCACGCTCTGGATCCCGCCGACCGTGGGTCAGCAGGTCCTGGTCCTCGCGCCCGAAGGCGACATCGAGCAGGCCATGGTGCTGAACGGCCTGCCGTCTTCGGCCTTCGCGCCGCTGTTCCTCGGGCTGGTCAATACCATCCGGTTCAAGGATGGAGCCCAGGTCTCCTATGACCCGGAGGCCGAGCGCCTCGAGGTCAACACTCCGGGCAGCGTGAGCATCACCGCGCCGGGCGGCGTCACCATCGTCGGCGATACCACCATCACCGGCAATGTCTCGATCGACGGCGACACGGCGATCACCGGCAACACCGTGGTCGATAAGAAGGTGACCGCCACCGAAGACGTCGTGGTCGCCATTCCCGGCGCACCCAAGAGCCTCAAGGCGCACGTCCACACCGGCGGCACTATCTCCGGCAAGACGGGAGCGCCCGTATGACCGGCCAAGGATATGGCATGTCCCGTTTCACAGGCCGGGCCATCGACAGCCGCAGCGCCGAACATCTCGAGCAGTCGATCGGCGACATCCTGACGACGCCCGAGCGGAGCCGCGTCATGTTGCGGCCCTATGGTTCGCGGCTCCCCGATCTGGTCGACCAGCCCGACAACCCCCGCACGCGCCTGGCCATCTATGCCGCGACGGCCATGGCCCTGTTGCGCTGGGAGCCGCGCGTGCGCCTGACCCGCGTGACACTCGAGCGCCCACGGCCCGGCGCCCTTTACCTCCGGATCCTCGGCAAGCGCGTGGATCTGCCCCGGCCCCAGGGCTTCGACTTCGCCTATCCGCTCTCCCCCTCCCGATCCGCCGTCTGATCGCCCGCTTCTCAGCAAGGAAACCCCATGGCCCTGACCCCTCGCCCCCACGGTGTTACCCTCACCGCCGCTGCCCTCGGCGCGGTCGCCCTGATCGTCAATCCCCTGTCCGTCTGGGGCATCGTTGCCACGGCGCCTGATGCGGTCGGCCTTGACCTCAACACGCCCATCCTCGTCCAGGACCTGGAGGCGACGATTGCCGCGGCCGGCGCGGCGGGCACTGCTTCACGCGCGCTTCGTGCCATCGCCGACTTTGGCCGCTCGACCGGCGTCCTGATCCTGGTCGAGGAAGGGGAAGGCGTCGATCCTGAGGACATCGCCGCCGATCAGGCCGCGAACGTCATCGGCGGCCTTCAGGCCCTGCTCCTGGCCGAGCAGACCGTGGCGGTCCGCCCGCGCATCCTGGCTGCGCCGGGTCTGGACGACGCCGCAGTCACCGCCGCCATGGGCGTCGTTGCCACCCAGCTGAGGGCCATGGCCTATGCCCGTGCCGAGGGTGCCACCCCGGCCGAGATTCACACCTATCGCCAGACCTATTCGACCCGCGAACTGATGCTGATCGACGGCGACTTCGACGCCTTCGACGCCCTGGCCGAGGCCGAGGTGGTCAGCTTCGCCACCGCCCGCGCAGTCGGCGCGCGCGCCTGGCTGGACCGCGAGGTCGGCTATCACAAGACGATCTCCAATGTGGCCGTGCCGGGCGTACTCGGCCTGACCAATCCCCGCACCTGGGATCTGCAGTCGGCCGACACCGAGATCGGCCTGATCAACGGGGCCGACGTCACCGGCCTGATCCGCCGCAGTGGCTTCCGCTTTTGGGGCAACCGCACCTGTTCGGATGATCCGCGCTACGCCTTCGAGAGCGCGGTCCGGACTGACCAGGTGCTGCGCGACACCATCGCCGAGGGCGTCTTCCCCTACATCGACCAGCCGATCCGCCAATCCCTGGCGATCGACATCATCGAGAGCCTGAATGCGCTGGGCCGTCGCGAGGTCCTGGCCGGTCGCCTGATCGGGTTCGAAGCCTTCCTCGCCGAGGGCAACACGCCCGAGATGCTGGCCGCCGGCAAGCTGAAGATCGGCTACCGCTTCACGCCCTGCGCCCCGCTCGAGGAGCTCGGAATCGGGCCGGAGATCACGGACGAGTTCTACGCCGACTTCGCCGAGCTGGCCGGCGCCGCCTGATCCCCTCGAAACCCTGAGCCCCCCTTAAGCGCTCCGCGCGCCCCTTCATCCAGGAACACCCGCCATGCAACTGCCCCGTCAGCTCAAGGATATGAACGTCTTCAACGCCGCGAACTCCTTTGCCGGTCAGGCGATGAAGTTCACCCGGCCCAAGCTGGTCATCAAGACCGAGGACTATCGCGGCGCCGGCATGCTGGGCACCGTCAAGCTGGACATGGGCCTCGAGGCGATCGAGGTCGAGCACGAGTACGGCGGCGACATGCCCGAGCTGAACCGTGAGTTCGGGACGACCGACATCGATGGCAGCCAGCTGCGTTTCGCGGGCGCCTATCAAAACGACTCCACGGGCCGCTATGACGACGTCCAGATCGTGGTGCGTGGCCGGCACATCGAGATCGATGCCGGCACCGATGAGGTCGGCGCCAAGTCGGGCACCAAGTACAAGACCGCCTGCACCTATTACAAACAGACCCGCAACGGCCGCGTCGAGTTCGAGATCGACATGATCGCCGGCACCTTCCTCGTCGACGGCGTCGACCGCCGGGCCGAGTTGCGCCGCATCGTCAACTGATGACGGCCGGGCGCTCCCTTCCCCCGATCGCGGCCGCGCTCCAGCGCCAGCGCCAGGATGACCTTGCCCGTCGTCAGGCCGCCGATCGTCACTTCGACCGCTTCCAGGCCGCGCTGACGCGGCGAACTCGCCGGGACCCTTCCAATGACCAAAGCCTCTGACCAAGCGCCTGCTACTGACACCCCGAACGAAGCCGTGCCGTCGACTTCGTCGGCTGAGAAGCCCCGCTCGGGTGTTGATAAGACTGGCCGCCCCTGGGCCCTGGTGACCCTCGACAATCCCCTCGAGCGCGGCGGCGACAAGATCGTCGACGTCACCGTGCGCAAGCCGAAGGGAGGCGATCTTCGCGGCGCCAAGCTGACGGACCTCTATTCGGCCGACGTGGTCGCCATGTCGATCGTCCTGCCGCGCATCACCGAGCCGATGATCCACCGCCAGGAATTCATGGACATGGACGGAGAGGACATCGCCCAGCTGGCGGGTGAGGTGATCAATTTTTTGCTGACGAAGTCGCAGCGTCGGGAAGCCTCCCTGGCCGAGTAGAGGACGCCTTCGCGGACATCATGTTCGTGACCCATGGCTGGACCCGGGCGGACCTGATGGCCCTGGACCTGGCCGAACTGGCCGAGGAACGCGACCGCGCGATCGCCCTGTGGAATCGGGTCAACGGCCCCAAGGATGCCTGATCGGTGGACAAGAACCTTCGCCTTAACCTGATCTTCAAAGCCGCAGGAAACGCGAAGAATTTCCTGAGCGGCGTGAAGGGCGAGAGCGACCGCACGTCCAAGGCGCTGGGTGCGGCTCGTGAGCGAGTCAGCGATTTGCAGAAAAGCGTCCGCAATATCGCGGCTTACAAGCGCCTGCAGGGCGAGCTGGGCCAGACGCGGTCTCGCCTGGCCGAGGCACAGAAGGAAGCCCAGCGGCTGGGCCAGGCGCACGCTGCAGCTGACAAGCCGACCCGCCAGCTGACCCGCGCCATGGAGCTCGCCCGGGGCAAGGTGAGGGATCTGCAGGAGCAGGAGCAGCGCCGCCGGCGCGGCTTGCAGGATCTCCGGGGATCATTGGCCGAGGCCGGGATCTCGACCAAGAACCTCAGCGGCCACGAGATGCGGCTCGCCCGCGAGCTGCGCGAGGCCAATGGTGAGCTGCGCGAACAGGCGCGCCAGCTCGAGGTCGTGGCTGCCCGACAGCAGCGCCTAGACCGGGCCCGCACGCGCTACGACAACACCCAGCAGCTGGCGGGGACCATGACCGGCGCCGGCATGTCATCAATCGCGGCCGGTGGCGCCATGGCTGCGCCGCTGGTCATGTCGGGCCGCGAGGCCATGTCGTTTGAGGACGGCATGCTCGATGTGGCCAAGGTGGTGGACTTCGAGACCCCACTTCAGTTCCGGCAAATGTCGAATGATATCCTCGATCTCTCGACGCGTATTCCCATTGCGACTGAGGGCTTGACCGCCATTGTCGCGGCGGCTGGACAGGCCAGCATCCCGCGAGCCGAGCTGCTGGGGTTTGCCGAGGATGCCGGCAAGATGGGCATCGCCTTTGACACCTCGGCAGATCAGGCCGGGTCGATGATGGCCACCTGGCGCACCGCCTTTCGCATGACCCAGCCTGAGGTGAGGGGGCTGGCCGATCAGATCAACTATCTGGCCAACGCCGGCCCGGCCAACGCCATGCAGATCTCGAACATCGTCACCCGCATCGGGCCGCTGGGGGAGGTCGCCGGCATGGCGGCGGGAGAGATCGCAGCCCTCGGCTCGACCATGGCCGGCATGGGCCTCAGCGACGAGATCGCCGCGACGGGCATCAAGAATACTGTGCTGGCCCTGACCAAGGGTGAGGCCGCCACTCGCATGCAGCGCCAGGCCTGGCAGGCAGTCGGCCTCGATGCCGTCACCGTGGCCAAGCAGATGCAGCAGGACGCTGGCGGCACCATTCTGGACGTGCTGGGCCGGATCTCGAAACTTGCCCCTGATCGCCAGAGCGCCATCCTGACCCAGCTCTTCGGTTCGGAATCAGTTGGCGCGATCGCGCCCATGCTGACCAATCTCGATCTGCTCGAGGAGAACCTGGGCAAGGTCGCCGACAGCAGCCTGTACGCTGGGTCGATGCAGAAGGAGTTTGAGTCGCGCGCTGCAGCGGCCTCGAACGCCGTTCAGCTGGGCCAGAATGCCATCAAGGCCATCGGTGTCGAGATCGG